ATTAGTTTATCAAGCATATAGACAATCTGGAAAAGGTTTTTCTACATATAAATGGTTTGATTTAGATTCAAAAAATGAGCAAGAAAAAGAAGTTTAAAGATACTGGTGTTGGTAAATTTTTAGCAACTGCTGGTTCTGGAATAGTTCATTCATTGGGAGATGTATTACCTGACAAAGGAGTATTTGGAATAGTTAAAAATTTAATCGAAAAAGACCCAATATTACCAGCAGAGGATAAAGAAAAAGCTTTAGCATTATTAAATCAAGACACAATTGAAATGCAAGAAGTATCAAAAAGATGGTCAAGCGATATGCAATCTGATTCTTGGTTATCAAAAAATACAAGACCAATGGCATTAATATTTTTAACTACATCTATGGTCTTATTAATATTTGTTGATTCATCTGGATTAGACTTTTCAGTTGATAGTGGTTGGATTGACCTTTTAAAATCTTTATTAATTACAGTTTATGTTGCTTATTTTGGAAGTCGTGGTGCCGAGAAATTTAAGTCTATAAGTAAATAATGGCAAGAAAAGTATTTGTTTCTTATATAGAAAAGCCAAAAAAGAAAAGACCAGGAAGGCATAGCAAAAATGCAAGTAAAGGTCAAAAAGGGTATAAAAAAAAATATCGTGGTCAAGGAAAGAAACGATAAAAATTAATTTACTATTTTTGTATTAAATATTACTAATTAATATTTTAAATATTAGATATGGCAACAAATTTATTTTATAACGAAGATTACAACAAAGCAAGTTTTGGATTTCAAGGAATGAGACAACTTTCATCAGGAGAAACTTCTGCAGGTGGAGAAAAATTTCTAGCAATTCAAGTTGTGTCAGATGCACAAGTTGATTTTACAAGTGCAGGAACAGGTGGAGATACAACAATAACAAATTTAAATCTAGAAGCTGGAATGACTATTTATGGAAATTTAACAGCAATTACAGTTGATAGTGGTAAAGTTATAGCATATTTACAATGATAGGTTTAGGAAATAGCTTAGTAACGTTTGCAAATAAAGTTAAATCTCATATTGAAAAATATTGGAATGAATATAATAGTTTATGGCAAGATGAAGCAACAGATTGGGATAAAGCACAATAATTAAAAAAAAAAGTAATGGCAAGTTTAACAGGACAAAAAATAAAAGATACATACGATTCGTTAATCAAGTTTAATGATAACGGACAAGCAGATGGAAACCTTCAATTATTATCAGATGGTGCTGGTAATTCAATTGGTGTTAGTGTTGATACATCTGGAAATATATCATCTGCTGCAGTTGGAACTGTATTAGGTTCAACATCATCAAGTGTTTTAAATACTGGAATGGTTGATAATATTCAAATAAATAATGGAACTAATATTGTGTTCACAAAAATTGCTATAACTGTAGTAAATGCAGGTGGAAATAAATATTATTATGATGGTGGTTATCAAGATGTAACACTATCTAAAGGTCAAACATATCGTTTTGACCAAAGTGATGCTTCAAATGCAACACACCCATTATTGTTTTCTACAACAGCAGATGGAACTCATGGTGGAGGTTCTGCTTATACAACTCTTGTTACAACAGTAGGAACTCCTGGTCAAGCAGGAGCATATACTCAAATAATAACTGAACAAGATACAGCTACTTTATATACATATTGTTCTGCTCATAGTGGAATGGGAAAAGAAGTTGGTTATGGTGCAGCTGCATTAGCAAGTGACCAAAGAGGTGTTATTTATCAAATTGGTAGAGACACCAATGATTATATAAATGTAGGAACTGACCAAATTAATTTCTTTTTAGATGGAAGTGAAGATATGAGATTACAAAACACAGGAACTTTACAAGTAGAGGGAGATGTTGTTGCTTATTCTTCAGTAATATCATCTGATGAAAAATTAAAAGACAATGTAGAAATTATTGATAATGCTATAGATAAAGTAAAAGAATTAAAAGGTGTAACATTTAATTATAAATCAAATGGAAAAGCAAGTGGTGGTATAATTGCACAAGATGTAGAAAAAGTAATGCCATCATTAATTAAAACACAAAATACTTTAGATGGTTCTGATACATTTAAAACTGTAGACTATAATGGTTTAATTGGATTACTAATTGAATCAGTAAAAGAATTATCTGATAAATTAGATGAATGTAATAATTGTAAAAAAGATTAACTATGGCATTACAAGGAGATATAGAATGGCTTTTTGTTGAAGAACACGAAAGCGAAACTGAAGATATTTTAGTACAATATCCAGATGGTACTAACGAAACAATCACTCAACCTATAACTGTTGAAAGAACAGAAACATTTAAAGATATATATATTTACATAAAATCTATTCAAGTTCACACAATGAGTGGTATAAATCAGGAAACAGGATATATGCAAAAAAATGAAGTAATACATTTTCATTATGCTGGATATGAAGATGTTGCTACAAGAGATAATGATAATGAAGATTATTTGTTTTTTGCAACAAGTGCAATATTTAATTATAATCGTGATGAAAATATATGGTCGCAATGTTATGATGCACTAAAAGCAATTTTAGAACCTAATAGTGATTTAGAAAATTGTTAAACTTTTAATATATAAATTATGGCAATACCAGGTTCAGGACCTTTAAGATTAAGGGCAGATATAAACCAAGAAATAAACGGTAACGATACAGATACAAATGTTTCATTAGGGCAATTAGCTGATGATGCTGGTTTTGATGCACCAGACACTATGTCTGAATTCTACGGTTATTCAAGTGTTACTACTCCAACTGTTACTACTGAAGCTACAACAGCAATTACTCCAGGTTCTTTGCAATGTAATGGTAATATATCTGCTGATGGTGGTGCAACAGTAACAAGTAGAGGATTTTATTTTGGAACTAATGCTGATTACACACAAAACACAAAAGATACATCTGGTGCTGGGACAGGTGCATTTAATAAAGCAGAATCTAGTTTAACACCTGGTCAAATATATTATATAACAGCATTTGCAATTAATTCAGTCGGAGAAGCTAGAGGTTCAACAATTTCAACACAAACAACTGCTTGTTCAATAGTTCCAGTTGGTCATAATAGTATAAATATAATGAGTGCAAGTACTTCATCATCTATATTTTTTAGATTAAGATATACTGAAACATCTTTAGTTACTGCTTGTCAACCTACATCTTGGGGTGTTTATTTAGGTACAAGTTCAACATACACAAACAATACTAAATACACTTTAGGAACTGGAGCAGCAGGTTCTTGGGGACCGTATTCAACTAGAGATTACACCATTAGTTCACTAAATGCAAACACACAATATTATGCTAGACAATGGGCAACTAATGCAGCAGGAGAAAGTGTGCAAGGTTATAATCATACTGCTACAACTCCATTACCAACAGTACCAGTACAATATGGTCAAGCATTAGTGCCTTTTGGAGATATGAGTAACTCACAATATTGTCCATTTTATTTTAGTGGTGGTGTAAATTTCCATTATAACGCTTCAGTAACAAATAATCAATATGTATATGGTGCTAGTATGATGAGTTCAACTAGCTACCCTAGTCCACCTTGTTATAACGTGTCAGGAAATTATTCAGGAAATCAATGGAGATATTCTGGTTTAAGTTTAAGAAATTGTTATTGTAATGCACAAGCTGGAGGAAGTTACACAATGTATGGTGCAATACAAGCGAGTGGTTATGCAGATAGTACAAGGTCAGCAACACAAAGTTGTTCTAACTAATGAATAAGTTAAAAGAAATATTAGATGGGTGGAGTAATTTTGTTCTTAAACAATTAGATGTATTAAATGATGAAACAAAAAAAATAGGAAAAGTAAGAATAGATATTTGTAATGTTTGTGAGATAAGAACACACAATATATGTTCGCCAAATAAAAAAGGAAAGCATAAAGAAAATGGTAAATTAGTTAATGGTTGTGGTTGTTTGTTAAACGCAAAAGTGTTATCGTTAGATTCAACTTGTCCATTAGGAAAATGGTAAAATTATGGCAGAATTAGATTTAGAAGAAATAAAGAAAAAAAAATTTAACATTAGTGTTGAGAATTTAGTTACGTTAGGTGCTGTAGTAGTAACGGTGGTTGGTATGTGGTATTCTTTACAAGCTGATATAGAATTAGCAAAAGAATTACCAGAACCTCCAGTATCAAGGACAGAATATGATTTAAAAGACCAATTAATTCGTGAAACAATTATTAATACACAAGACAAAGTTCAAGAAAATGGAGAAAAGCTTGAAGATATTGATGCAAAATTATTTGAAATTATAACAAAAAATAGATGAGAATTTTAATATTAGCTTTATTAATTAGTTATTTTGGTTATGGTCAAGATGTAACAACAGTGCATTTTAATTATAAATGGAATGAAAGTAATAGCTTTAATAGATTAGAAAGATTACAAAATACTAAAGTTCAATATGCTTATGTAGAGGACCAAACAGATATTCTAAAAAAGTCTATAAAAAGCGTGCCCACAATCGTATTATATTTTGATAACAAACCAATAGCTAGATTTGAAGCTGGACTAACTATGAAAATAACTGTTTCACTAGATAGCATTCAATCAATAATAAATAAATATAAAAAATAATGAACTCGTTTGAACCTACTATATTAGGCTTTAGTGTTTTAATTATAACAATAGCTGAAATAAATATGGGTTTACAAACATTACTTATATTTGCAACACTGGTTTATACCATAATTAAAATAGTTCAATTATTAAAAGGAAAAAAACAATGATAAAAATATTTAGAAAAATTGCAGATTGGCTTGAAAAAATGAAAAAGAAATTTAAAATGATTTGGAATAAAATTATTCAAAAACTATTATTTAAAAATTAACTATATTTGTTATATAAAAATTTAAGAGATGGCAAGTACAATATTTAACGGAACAAATTTATTATTAAAAGTAATTACTGATGGAGGAACATTAGCAACAGTTGCACATACAACAAGTTGTTCAATATCTTTCTCAAATGATGTTTCAGATGTTACAACTAAAGATTCAGCAGGTTTTTCAGAAATAATTCCAGCTGTAAGAAGTGGAGAAATATCTTTTGATGGTTTAGTAGATTATACAGATACAGCAGGGGGAGATGAATTAGCTGGATATCTATTAGGTAGAACCAAAGTTGATTTTTCATTTGGAACAGCAGCTACTGGAGATACTGTTTACACTGGAGAGGGCTTTGTTACATCAGTTGAAATATCTGCAGAAGCTGAAACAGCTGTTACATTTAGTGGAACAATCCAAATTACTGGAGCAGTTACTACAAGTGTTAATTAATAAATAATTAATGAATAAAAAAAGAGGTTATTATACCTTTGAGATTGGTGGTAAAAATCGCACACTTCATTTTTCAATGAACTTTTGGGCAAATTTTACTGATGAATTAGGAATTAGTTTAGATGAAATTGGCGATATATTTGGAAAAGGTATATCGCTAATTACTTTAAGAGCCCTTTTTCATAGTGCTATATTAGCATTTGACCAAGAAGAAAAAAATCCAATTGATTATGATATTTATGATGTTGGTAGTTGGCTTGAAGATGTTGATGCTTCAAAAATAGAAGAAATTGTTCAAGCTATGACTGAATCTAGAATTTTAGGAAATGACCTTAATCAAGGAATAGAAAGAAATCCTAAAACCACTTCAACAGATACAAAAAAAAAATAAATTGGGAAGATATAACTGATTTTTATATCGGTTATATAGGAATTAATCCCAATGAATTTTGGGTAAATACTTTCAAAGAAAATAAGCTTTTATCAGAAGCTTTTGTAATTAGTTTAAATTTATCGTGGGAACAAAATCGTTTTATAGCTACAATGTTATATAATGTAAATTGTCAAAAAAAATCACAAATGCTAAAGCCAGGAGATTTATTTGAATTACCACAAGATAATATCAATAAAAATGTTATTCCAAAATCCACATATGAACAAATGAAAGAATTTGAAGAAAAAGTCAATAAAAAGTTTAATAAATAAAATAGTATTTTTGTAATATGGCAAATCAAAATACAGTTTTAGAGGTTTTTTTAAAAGGGGATTCCACCCAATTAGTAGCAGCATTAAACAAAGCACAATCAAGAGTTAGTAAATTTAGTGCTAAACTTAAAACAGTTGGTAGTAATTTATCAAGAAATATTACATTACCATTAGCTTTAGTTGGTGGTGCTGCAGTTAAAATGGCTATGTCATTTGATGAATCAATGACTAAAATACAAGCGCTTGTAGGATTATCAGCAGAGGAAGTTGATAAAATGAGAGAGGGTGTTATTCAATTAGCAAAAGACACAGGACAAAGCGCAGGAGATGCTGCTGATGCTTTATTCTTTATTACATCTGCAGGTTTAGAGGGTGCAGAAGCTATGGAGGTTTTAGAAGCATCTTTAAAAGCTTCTACAGCTGGATTAGGAGATGTAGCAACAATCGCAGATGCAGCAACTTCGGCTATGAATGCTTATGGTTCTGATTCATTAAGTGCTTCACAAGCAACAGATGTTTTAGTTGCAGCAGTTCGTGAAGGTAAATTAGAATCAACAGAATTAGCTGGTGCTATAGGTCAAGTTATTCCAATTGCTTCTAATATGGGAGTTACATTTGATGAAGTTGGTGCAACTTTAGCTGGTATGTCTAGAACTGGTACAAATGCTGCCACAGCTTCAATGCAATTAAAAAACATTTTAACATCAATACTAAAACCAAGTAAATTAGCTAAAGATACTTTAGCTGAAATGGGTTTGAGTTCACAAAAATTAAAACAAATCATTAAAGATGATGGTTTATTAGCTGTATTAACAAGATTAAAAAGTGAATTTCAAGAAAATGGAGATGCACAAGAAAAAGTATTTGGAAATTCAAGAGCCTTAATTGGTATAATGGATTTATTAGGTAAAGGTTCAGAACAAACAGCAATAATATTTAATGAATTAGCAAATGCATCTGGTGCTACTGCTGAAGCTTTTCAAAAAACAGCTGGTAGTCCAAGTTT